AACCACTCGCCCCTGTAATCCCAAAGATTGCATTAGAAATACCAATCAGCCGCATCTGGCGCCGCTTCTGCCAATATCTGGCAACGGATGATACAATGTGTCCCATTGGATCAGCACCAGAAAGCTCTGCAGTAAAATTACGAGCAAAAAAGCCTTTTGCACGGCCATAGACAACGCCTGTCTGAGAACCGCCGCCAACTTCCTCTACGGTAATGTCTGTCTTGCCATCGTAGTTCAGGTCCTCACCTTCCAAGGTGTTGTAAAACGGGATCGTATAAATGTTGCCGCTGCTCTGGATCATCCCCGCAATCGTTGAATCCTCCACAACTGCCCCGGACTGAATCATAGCGGTATAGTACGGATCCGGTGCCTCATTCCACATGTCAAGGAAAAGTTCCTCGTCAAAGGGTATTCCAAAAATCATACCTGGCATAATTAATTATCTCCTTTCAGTTCTGTATATTTTTCTGGATTGTTCTGTTTTAAGTCAAGCCGTTCTTTATAGCCCATGGCCTTGAACTGCTCTTTTGTGATCCCCAGCGCCGCACCCTTGGTTGACCCTACAGGATTGTTGATGGGTTCTGTGGCACCAAAAAGATACCCATTCTCTTTCTGGCACGCCTCAATAGCTGCTTTGATATCCGCAGTCTGGTCCTTGGATGCCTTAAGGGTATCGACATCCAACAGGGCCTTGATGGCTTTTGCATTACGTCCACCAGCCGCAATAATGGCAGCCTCCAAGGATGTGCCGAACTGCATGTCAGCAATCCTTGCCTCATACTCTGTTTTGGACTGCTCATACTTCGTCTTGTACTCCTCGACCTGCCCTTTCACCTGGTCATAATCCTTGAAGCCGTCAATTGTGGTGTTGGCTTCCTGGAGCTGTGTTTTAGTCTGTTCCAGTTCTGCTTTAGTCTGCTCCAATTCTCCCTTGGCTGCCTCAACATCACTGTCATTTTCAGCCATGATACTGTCCACCTGTTCCTTGGTCAGGCCCATGTCCTCTAAAAATTTACGTTTCATACTGCTCCTTTCTCACTACGTTCTGCTTTCTACGGGGTCGCATCCCTTGTGGTGGTAGTTTTACGCCGTGCCGGGCAATTTTGGATATAAAAGTAGCACCCAGGATAATCCTGCGTGCTTATTCTTCTTTGTGGCAAATATTTGTCAGCTTCTTGTACACATCTTCATACAATTCTTGCTTATCGCCGTTAAACGTATATTCAGCATAGATTCCATCTCCGCTTATTGTTGTAGATGCAAGACACTTGTAATTCTGTAAAGTCTTGCATGACCAAACAATAAATACATCGCCTAAGTCAATTTCAACTCCTGGTCTATTTTTTCTATACCACTCAACCAATTTCTTCTGGCATACATTTTCAAAATGCTTCATTCCTGTAATAATCATATAATCCTCTCTTTCCGTTGCGATATCGCAACAAATAAAATACCACCGGCCTTATTGACTGGTGGTATCAAATCATTGTATTTTTATTAAACACATAACCTACATCCCCATGAAAAACTGCAAAAACATCTTCCTTTGTCCTTTGTTCGATTCGAGGAAGTCTTATTTCACCCCTTTGGATTTGAATGGCGGCATCCGATGTTCCGTTTATTCTCATACAATACTGTAGATATAAATAATCCTCTACTGTCATCCCTGGATAGTAAAATGGACATTCCCTACACCATGATGGTATACTCATCCTTTAATCACCTCATACTTCTCAAAATAAAGCTCTGCCATCCTTTTACAACAACGCTCCTCTTTTAACGCGGCAAATTGGTACGTTTCGATTTTACCACTTTTCATCTCAGTCCGCAATGCAGACATGATATCATCAAACAAATCCGCATCCGTAAATGCACTTCCTGTTTCGAATCTCCTGATATTGTTCTCAACATAATATGCCGTTCCGTTATGGCCTGCAGCAACATTTCCAAAAAGTGCCTTTTCGGTGACAAATGTATTGATGTCACTATATGAGAACCCCCTATTGTCAGCGTGATTATGCACAGATATCACACTGTTGTCCGGCTGACTTCTCAAATAATCAAAAAAATCTTTCCCGAATATCTCCCCTGCTGTTCCGCTGGTGTAATACCGTACCTCTCCGGATTGTATATTGACAGTAAACCCATGCTCGTTTCCGTCCTCCGCTCCCAGTTTTATGGATTGCCTACATGCATCTGACACTTTTGATATAATTTCTTCGGAAACGCCGTCAATCTTAATTTTAAATTCTGCCTGGTCATTATATTCCCCATGTCTTGTTGTGATTGACGAAAGCGCTGTATCTGAACTAGGATTTGCTGGTATCTTTAATCTCTCCCGTTGCTGCCGCAGCCCCATTTCCTTGGAAAAGTCCACGTAGGCCTTGTTGGTCAGTCGTAGCCGGCACTTAGCAGCCGTGATATCTTCCTTATCAGCTCCTGCCTTCTTCAGCAACTCTACATCCTGTTTCTGTTTCCGGATGGTACGTTCCAGTTTTCGCTGATGCTGTAATGCCGCATATGTGTCATATTCCCGGCCTCTATATACCCTCTTCTCATTTTCCCGCCGGTTCTGCTCCGCCAGCCACTCATCCGTGTACTTACGTTTGGATATACCTGGGATGAAGACGAAGGCTATATGGTAGCAGTTGATTCCTCCAAAACCTAACATCTGTCCTTTTCCGCAAACGGTCCGCATCTCCTCACTGCTATAGACCTTTCCCTGCCAGCTCTGGTGGTTCAGATAGCCTGTCCCGGTGTTTCTGGCACCCATGTGCCAGTCCACCTCGCAGTAGTCTGTCTGCAGTGCCTCCATGTTCTTCTCGTTGACCTTATCTGTCATCTGGGAAACGCCGGTCATGACCGCGCGCCTTGCTGCCACCTCGATGCGGTCAGACTTCCCGGATGCATAATCCACAGTCCGGATGCCGCTGGCCGTCATCTCGTCAACCACCTCACCTATGGCCTGGCTGTACGTCCTGGTGCCGGTGGCAATCCCCAGCATTGCCTTATCCAGGCTGCGTTCCAGGTATTCAGATAGCGGCGTGAATACCTTCTTGCCGCCCATCGGCACGTTGAAGCCCGTGGTCTGGGTGATGTTCTCCATCGACCGCAGGCTGCCTTTGGTCTGCCTCCTGGCAGCATCCACGACTTGCTGCAGCCATTGGTTATCCTCATAGGGCTGGTAGTCCTTGCCAGCAGCCTCGTAAATCTCTTTGTTGCGTATGTAATCAGACCTGGCTGCCTGCTCATAGATGTCATCCACCTGCAGGTCAGTCTTTTCCAAAGCCTTACTAATCAGCTGCTTAATCCGAATCCGGCTTGCCCCTATGGCATCCATCCTGACCAGCAGCCAGTCAATGACCGGCGTAACCTGCGCAGCTTCCTTGATACGCTGTATGATTTCGTCCATGATGGATAACTCCAGTGCTGTCATGGTACGTTCCAACGGTTTGGGCAGCTTCTCCAGTTCCTCAGGCGTCATGATATCACTCCTCCGTCAATACTGGTTCCGGCAGGTTCTTGGCTGCCTCCTCCAGGGTTTCGCCGTACCACTTGGCCCTGTACTCTTCCGGCCTCATGATTCCTGCCGCCAGATCCTGCCTGTCCTGTTGACGTTCTGTCTCTTCGTCTACCAGTATGCTGTCTTTAAAGTTACACAGAAACTCATACCCGGATTGAGTGAGCGCATTGTAAAAAGCCAGGGCATAGGCTAGATCCTCCAGGCAATCCTTGAGGTTGGACTGGATGGCCTTAACCATATTGTATTTCCGTTTCTTGGCGATCTTGGCTTCGGTGGCTGTCTTGTCGACGTCATTGACATCCGACAGATCACCATAAGATAGGCAGACATTAAACTCGATCCGCCGCAGATAGGCATTCAAGCCGTTGATAAGGCTCTGGTCCCTGAGCTCCGGACTGTACTCCTTGTATAGCTCTTCTCCGGACGTCCCACCGGACAAATTCAGTCCGCGGTACAATCTCCGGTTAAGCTTCGGCATCTCGTACTGCGTCTGTCTATCGGGTCCAAACACAGGAGCCGCCTGCAATGCGGTGGCATCTACGTGAATGACACGCTCGCCGCTCTCAAACTCCCAATCCAGCCGACCAAACTGCATGTCTGTCTTTTTGATCAACTTGATAGCTGGCTGG